GAGCTAACAGAGCTACCGCCATGTGAATAACGGGTTGACTAGGAATAGCCAACGTGTCAGAGTCAGAACTCAAGGCTACGTTTCTGATGACGCTCTTGACCTTCAAAGAGTAAACACCGTCAGGCTTAGGGTACACATCAATCTGTGCGTCACCAGAGCCGTCGATGCCGCTAAACGTGTAGTACTGTGGTGCACCAGAGGCAGGAGTGTTTACAAAGAACTTATCGTCAAACCATTCTTGAGGTCTGTACTCCATCACAATGTTAGACGTATCGTTAATGATGTTCAGGATCTTGCCTTGATCTTGGTATCCCGTAAGCGAGTACGTGTAATCATCAGCCGCCGTGGTGATCGTAAGGGTAGACCTAAGATTAGACCAGTCCCAAGCGTTTTCCACGAGTTGTTTGGCGTCGTTAATAAAGTCACCAACCATCGTGCTGTACGTGTCGTTAGTGACGGTTGTTACTGTGTCTTCTCGTAAACGTCTAAGGACGTTATTTACTAAGTCTAAGTACGTCATCCCATGTTTCCTGTAAACATACCTTGTGAAAGGCGAGCTATCATTTCGTTAAGTTCTCTGTTGTAATCTTTTTGTGGCATCGGTGCATCTACCATTTGTGGAGTTTGGTACGAAAGCCCTGTCATAAAAGGAGTAAACTCAAGGGGAGAAGGACTTGTTAACATACCCGTTTTAGTGTCTTCTCCGTCACCATCTCCGTCACCATCTCCGTCACCGTCGCCATCTCCGGGACCATCTCCGGGACCATCTCCGGGACCATCTCCGGGAGTATCGCTAGGAGTATCGCTAGGAGTATCGCTAGGAGTATCGCTAGGAGTATCGCTAGGAGTATCAGTAGGAGTATCGCTAGGAGTATCAGTAGGAGTATCGCTAGGAGGACCACTGGGACCACTAGGAGGACCACTAGGAGTATCGCTAGGAGGACCACTAGGAGGACCACTAGGAGGACCACTAGGAGTATCAGTAGGAGTATCGCTAGGAGTATCAGTAGGAGTATCGCTAGGAGTATCAGTAGCTTTTATAAAATCACCTAGCAAACCTGTAACAGTATCCGTAGTAGTTTTACAGCCACCTACGTCTACTTTAGTAGTTGTTCCACCTTGTCCGTCTGCAATAATTGTGTATCTATCGTCGCCGTCACAAGCACTAGACAGGACTGTTCCTGCGGCTGGTAGTTGTTCAGGGTCTTCTGTAACTGAATCGGTAGTATCTTCTGTAACTGAATCTGTAGTAGAAACTTGTTTTACAAAGTCACCTAGAAGACCTGTAACTTTATCTGTGGTAGGTTCACCTTCGCCTTGAACAATAACATCTTGACCGTCAATATCTTGTGTGTACGTCCCGTCTTTAAATTTACCCTCTGAATCTAAAACTGCCCAATCTTCGTCAGATTTAATAGCGCCTTCTGTTCCTGGCCCTATTATTATTTCACCAGAAAAAACAATTACTGGATTATCAAATGTTGTATCATCAATTTTTCCGACCTGTCTCCAAACACCGTCTTTAAAAATCCAGTCACCTTCTTTAACTCCACCGTCAGCACTAGCGCCTTCGCTATCAGAATCAGCACCACCAGCAGTAGAAGAGTCAGCAGTAGAAGAGTCAGCAGTAGAAGAGTCAGCAGTAGAAGAGTCAGCAGTAGAAGAGTCAGCAGTAGAAGAGTCAGCAGTAGAAGAGTCACCGCCGCCACCCATGCTTTCTAGGATTGCTGCAAAATCAGGAATTTGAATTTGAACGTCTCCTAACACATCGGTTACGTCACCTGTTTGCCAAACAATTTTTGATTCTTGGTCAACAGTTGATTCTAATCCTGTCATTTCATTTAAAATATCTACAATTTCTTCTGCTGTTAAGTCTTCGTTGCTTAACGCTTCTGTCAGAAATTCTCTTATGGCTTGAGTTTCTGCAATCTCGTCACGAATAAGATCAGAAGGTATAGTACCGTAGTCTACCTGTCCGGGGAAAAACTGGCCCGGCATTATATTAACAGATCCGCTTCCTTGATTTTGTGATCCAACAAACTCTGATCCTATTCCATACAAAGCAGACGCATCAACACCCTGCATTTCTAGTTGATTTTGGAGTCCACCTTGACCGCCAAATAAACCTTGTCCTCTAGTTATATCTCCGGGAGCAAGAGGATTGGGCGACCGTCCCACATATATAGGTGAAGTTATTTCATCCATAGGTTACTTACCACCCTTCATCTGCATCAACTTGTCAGCACCACGTATGCCAAAGCTGGCAGTTACAGCTACATAGAGCAAGTACTGGTAGTAATCAGGTAACTTGTCTAGCTCAACAAAAGCCATACCCACCCTCTGCATAATACTCAAGTCATCCATAGCAACTCCGTAACACACAGCCAACAAAGGCATCGACAGTACTACAGTAAACCACTCGTCTTTCCACGAGGTTGCACTAGCCGCCGCCATCTCTTGTTCCCACGTAGCTGTGTTCTTGATGACTTCCATCTTAGCTACGTGTTTAGCTTGTGACTGCTCGTGCTTGTTACTGAGCCAAGTCTTAGCGAGTCCAGCTATAGGTCCGATCAGTGCAGTCCACATATCAGTCTTCCTTAACGAACCGACCTTTTTCGTCACGCTTGCGTTTTTTCTCAAACAAGCCTTGTACTGTGTCTGTTTCCCAAATACGTATACCTGTCCAGATAATAGTAAACAAAGCGGCAACAGGCGGTAACACTGAACCTAATGCTCCTAACATTGTACCTACGCTCATTACATCAACTACTTGTTTTGCGGACTCATCCATCTTTAAACCCCTTGTATAACGCTTACGGTAGTCCAGATAATCCCAGCAGACACAAGTAGTGCCGTAATAATTGCTGATACATCTAGCATTATTCTTTGTTTTCGTCTTTGTTTGTAGATCAGTTTTTCTCGTTTGGCTCTTATGTCACGACGCATCTGCATCATTTCTTTGTAGGTATCCTGACCGTAAGAGTACATGATTAACTCTCTGATCTGCTTCTCTTGTTCCTCTATCTTCTTCTTAGCTATGACAGCGTTTAACGCCTGTGCTTCTACAGATTCACCGTCAAACAGCTTCTTGAATAACGGTGGGTTCTCTGCTTCCTTCTCTGCTTCACGTAAGTCAGAAACAAAGCCGTACCAGTGTCCTAACTTCTGAGCTACGTGTTCAATCTCAGCGCCTCTGGATACAAGTATCTCTACGCCCTTGAACGCAGTAGACGCCATTGCAACAAGTGACAGCGGATCCACAGTTTACTAAGGCTTTGTAGGCCATGTGATAGTCTGTGGAAATCCTTCTTGCTGTGGTACGTCTCTAAGAGCCTGTCTGTAGGCCGTCATAGCGTCTGTCATGGACACATCAGACAACCCGTAGTGGTCTGTAGCCTTCAACAGATCGTCCCGTGTAGCTCGTTCTGTGGCCTCTAGGGCGGCATTGTCTGCGGCAGTCTTGGCGTCTTTCTGATCCTGTACAGTGTGAGTAACTGTTGTAGTCACGCCTTCGTCATCGGTGACTTCTTCGGTGTATTCGGTAAACATCTCCTGAGTTACCCACTTCTCTTGCCATACACCATCTACTTGCTCTACGCCATCTTTGACAGCCACTTGCCATTCGCCAACGTCAGGTGCCGCAGTCTTTGTTACCCGTGCCACACCCAAGGCTTGCAAGGTAGCATCAGTCCACGCTTCAGGCAGAGACATATGCTTGTTTTCTTGTCTTAGCTGGACTTTTGTTTTTGGCGTTCCAGTAGCCACTTCAACAAATAACATATTTGTCTCCTATTAAAACTTGGGTAGTGCCGCAGTAGGCGGTGTAAAGCTAGATGTGTATCTGGCTATGCCTTTGGTGATGCGGAGGTCGTCTATATAGCCATCTAAATAATTCTGACCGTTATATCGGCTTCCTATAACTAAAGTGCCAGAATCATAAGTGCTTACATCAGAAGAAGATGCAGTTTGTGTACCATCCACAAAAAATTTAGTTGTAGTTCCTGCTTTACTGATTGCAACGTGATGCCATGTGCTTGCGCTAAAGGTGGATGATGTAAAACCCGAACTAATACTTGCCCCAGCGCCGTTATAATACGTCCAATTATTATTAGATTCTTGGGCTAAAAATGAGTTGCTAGTGTCTGCGGCTGTTCGCCAATCAAGCAGATACTTAACCGTGCTGTTGTTTACGGCGTCGAAATAAATCCAAAACTCAATAGTCCAATCGCCAGATCCAAGCTCCAATGTTTCATTTTCAACTGTTTTAAGGTAATCACCAGTACCATCAAACTCCATTGACCCCGTGCCGTACTTTTTAACGGCTGTGTCAATCTGAGCATTGCCTAAAGTATCTAGGTTGTTGATGCCTGATCTGTCGTAGATGCCAGCGTCTTGGAAGTTAAGCAAGGCGCTAGTGTTTGTTACAGCAGTTAATGGTGCTGTGGGTACTGTATAGCTTGTGCCTGTATAAAGTGCTGTACCTTTAATGACCCGTAGATCGGCGATATATCCTTCCATTGATCCGGGGGCATGATTAGTCCAAGCTCTGCCGACAGCAAAGCTGTCTGTTGTATTATTAGAAGATGTTGTTGTAGTTGCATCTCTAGATCCATTTAGGTAAAGAGATAAAGTAGAACCACTTCTAATTACAGCAACATGATGCCACGCATAATCGGGCGCTTGAGTAGCGCCAACTAAAGCTGTTCCCCCATAATAGTCGCACCGTAGTTCATTAGTACCTTGGAAATAAAACCCAAATGAGCCTGATGAAGTTGGCCCATTAGACCATATACTTCCTGCCCCTTTTGAATATACCCATGCCTCAACAGTAAAGTCACCAGTTCCAAAGTTAAAAACAGCATTATCTGACGCAGTTAAATAAGCACTTCCATCAAAGTACCCAGACCCACCATCAGTCGTTATGTCTCTTGCGTCATCATTCTTGAACGGACTGAACGGGGATACTTTGGGGGTTCCTGTTAAAGTAAAGGTATCGCCTATAGAACTGTTATCTACAAAACGATTTGACTGACAGGTTAATAGTTTAGTATTTGTAATATCTGTCAGTGGGGTAGTGCTGGGAGTAAAACCTCCCGTGTAAACAGCAGATCCAACAACAAGCCTAACATTTGACAAATGACCTACGTTGTTAGGATTACTTCCTCTTCCAGCACCAATGTTAATTTCTCTTGTGCCGTAGTTGTCGGTAGCAGTACCCTCTCCAACATTGACCCCGTTAACATAAATTTTAACTTGGTTAGTTCCAGTACCTTCTCTAACAACGGCAACGTGCGTCCACACGCCCACTTCCATTGTATGAGTTGTAGTAATATCTGTTGACGATACTTTACGAAATACCAAATCGCTTGATACAAGTCGAATAACCCAGCTACTTCCAGTAGTCCCATCTGTAGCAACAAAAGAAGCGTCCGTATCTTGCCCGTCCCAGTTTACCCAAAACTCTATCGTAAAGTTGCTTGTACCAATACTAATCGTGCTATCTGTTTGAATCTCTGATGATCCATCAAAATAAACAGACCAGTTGTTACCATACGGACTAAAGCTACCCTGTACTACAGAGCCACTTTCAGTAACCGTAAAGCCGTTGGTAGACGAGTCAGTAAAAGTATTGTTAGCGTCACCGCTAGTACCATCACCGTCTAGCAACAGGACAACATTGGCGAAATCATCGTCACCAGTGTCAGCCGCACCAGCCGCACCAGCAGTAGCCTGAATTAACTTTCTAGAAGCTAGACTCATCCGAACGCTTGCCCCGCTGTAAACCCGTACCAGTTAGTACCACCGTCATGGGTTATAAACACAAAGTAATCAATCGCTGATGCCGTAGCTGTCAACGTAGGCGCTGTAGCACTAGGCCAATCTACTGATGTAGGCCACGTTACCGTGTAACCAGATGCACTGGCGTCCTGCACAAGTTTTAACGTAAACGAAGATACCTTACCGCTCGCCGCAGGATTACTAAACGTAAACGTAGTGTTTTCTGTAAGGGTATGGCTAAAGTTTGTGCCGTCACGGAGGTTTACAGTCGTAGCATTACTGCTAGATGTAACTGCTGTGTACTCTTCTGATATTCCGTTATCAAATGTAACTACGCCATTAGCATCTGCCGTTACCGCCTTTGACGCTTCTGTTGTGCCAAGCGTTATAACGTCAAGGTAGTTAATCTCTGCTGTTGTAGCTGTAACACCATCAAGAATATTAAGCTCAGCCGCCGTAGACGTTACCGCTGTACCTCCAAGGGTCAACGTGCCTGATGCTGTCAGATCCGTAAACGTACCAGCCGCCGCTGTAGTACCACCGATAACGCTGTTGTCTACAGTGCCACCAGAGATA